CTTGACGCGGTGCAGAATCACGAAAAAATCATCATCGTGGAGGGAGAGATGGATGCGCTGACTTTGATACAATGCGGGATTGAAAATGTGCTGTCCGTGCCTAACGGGGCAAATCCGAAGAACAACAATCTTGAGTATTTGGAGAACTGCCACCCGTTGTTCAACCATGTTTCGGAAATCATCATCGCCACGGACAACGATGCACCGGGCCGTAAGCTGAGACAGGACATTGCACACCGATTTGGGGTTGAGAGGTGTAAGTATTGGGAGAGCGATGTGTACAAAGACCTTAACGAACTGATGATGGCAGAGGGAGTTGTTTCGGTGAGGAATGCAATCCTCTCCGCAAAAAACTTTCCTCTTGAGGGGGCGTTTACCATTGCCGACATAGATCTTGACATTGACGACCTATATGCCAACGGACTTGACAACGGGACACCGACAGGCATGGGCAAGTTTGATAACCACCTTCGGTTTGTGAAGGGCTACATCACCACCGTAACGGGAATACCCGGTCACGGAAAGTCTGACTTCGTTGACCAAATATGCCTAAAGTTGCTTGTGAATGCGGGATGGAAAACGGCATTTTACTCACCTGAGAACAAGCCCACGCAGCTTCACTTCTCAAAGTTGGCAAGAAAACTTACAGGCAAGCCCTGGTTCGGAAACGGGAAGATAACGCCCTCGGAACTTGCATCGGTAAAAAATTATCTGAATGAGAAGTTTTGGTTTGTGAAGCCTGAGAAAGATTTTACCCTTGACACGATTCTTTCGCACGTTAAGCAACTTCGCAGGCAGAAGGGCATAGATATGTTCGTGATAGATGCTTGGAATAAGCTGGAACACAAGTACGGGGAAAATGAAAGCAAGTACATCGGGGAGAGTCTTGACAAGTTGGCGATGTTCTGCGAGCATGAGAATATCCATTGCATCCTCGTGGCTCACCCGCGTAAGATGCCGAAGGAGAAGGACGGGTACTTTGTCGTGCCTAACCTTTACGACATCAACGGCTCTGCAAACTTCTACAACAAAACCGACAACGGATTCTGCGTGTACAGAAACACCGTGGAAGGTCAGGAATGTTCCGAGATTTATATTCAGAAAGTGAAGTTCTCGCATTGGGGAGTCAGGGGTATGGTGTCTTATCAGTACGACATACATTCCGGCAGATTTCAAGACCCCATAAATCCCGATTACAGGTCATGGATTGATTCATCTGCGAGTCAGCCGAAGATAGATTTTGAAGTTAAGTCCGAGAGGCCGATAGTTCCGAACAGGGAGGAATTTACTCAGGTGTTTGATAACTTTGAGCCGTTGGAGGACGATCCGTTTTAAATAAAAAATCATGGAAAATGTAAATCACCCTTCCCATTACGGGGGAAAAGAAAATGTTTATGAAGCCATAAAAGTCATTGAGGCTTGGAATCTCGGATTTTGCTTGGGCAATGTCGTGAAGTATATCTCAAGGGCGGGTAAGAAAAACAACAACACGCTTATTCAGGATTTGGAAAAGGCGAAGTGGTACTTGAACAGGGAAATTGAAAAATTAAAAAACGAAACCTTGGCCAAGGATTATGAAAGTTAAAAAACTTTTGTATGTTTGTGGTTTAAATTAAGATACCTGTGATAAACATAGGGAGTAGCTCTCAAGACATTCTAAATTTTCCGAAGCATGATGTATCTCCGGAAGTAAAGCAGACCAAGGAGTATGCCTTGCAATTTGCCCGTGCGTTTTATTCTGCATGGCTGAGGAACGAAACCCTTTGGGGATACTCAGACCGGGTCAGATTTGACGGATTGCGCAGACTTGCGGTGGGTAAGCAGCCCGATGACCTTTACTACCAAATGTGCTACGGGCGTGAGGCCAACGGGGAAGTTATCCGCAAGGGCTACATGAACGTGAATTGGGAAATTCTCAAAATTGCGGTGAAATATCGCAATGCGTTCATCGGAATGTTTACGGATATTGATTACGAAATACAGGCCACATCGCTGAATCCGTTTGCAGGACGCAAGAAAGAAGAAAAAAAGTGGAAGGCTTGGGTTGATGCCAAGATTATGCCCAAAATTACGCAGGGATTTGAGCAGTTGCAGATGGCCGGGCCTATTTCTCAGGAGGATGTAAACCCGAAGCCGTTTGAGCCTGAAAATATGACCGAGTTGGAAGTTATGGACGGACTCGGTATGTTCAGACTTGAGGAAGAGTTGGGTATTGAGCAGTTTATCAAGGCCACGTTTGATGTCATCAGCAGATGGCCTGAGAAAATCAAGGATAAAATTCTTGAGGACTTGTGGGATATAGGCCGCGCGGTGGTGAAGGATTATGTTGACGAGGTTACGCAGAAAGTCACCGTGCGGTATGTGGATCCGGGCAACTGCATCCTGAGAAAGAGAAGTGACGGAACGCTGATTGACGGCGGTGAGTTTGTGCTTATGACCATTTCCGAGCTTCGTGCCGAATCAGGGTTTGAGGAAGAGGATTTGGTTCGTGCCGCAGGAACATATCTCGGATTTTTCGGTAACATGAGCCGAGAAGTGTTTGAAAGAAACAAGGCTAATCAGAATTTATCCAAGACATTACTCAACACGTATTTTTACGACAATATCAAAATTCTTGTTCTTGACTGCGAGTATGCAACAGTTGACAAAAGATACACGACAGAAGTTAAAAGCGAAAAAGGTGAGAAATACTACCCGGAAGAATACGGAAGGGTGCGAAACAGCGCCAAAAGAAAAACGCATGTCACAAGAACGCCATGTTATTACAGGGCTAAGTGGGTTGTCGGAACCGACATGGTATACGACTATGGCATGCAGTTCGACATTCCTCGCCCCGATAAAACAAGGGCGAATTGTTCTTTCCATTACGTAGAACTTACCACACCAAGCCCGGTAGAGTCAGCTTCTCCCGTGTTTCATCAGATGCAGTTGGCTTGGCTCAAGTTTCAGAACTCATGGGCCAAGGCCCGTCCTGACGGATATGCGTATGACGAAGCTCAGTTGATAAACTCAACCTTGGGCGGGAAACTTACTCCCGACCAAATCATCAGAATGAGCGAGCAGTCGGGAAGATTGTTCTTTAAAACGGTTAATGCAAGGGGAATGGCGGCGATTGCACCAAACGCGGGTGCGCCCGTTATTCAGATGCCGGGAGGTATCGGTCAGGCGCTTAATGAGTTTGTCGGTTCTTGGAACCTGATGATTGACATGTTGCAGGAACTTACCGGATTGTCAAGACAGGCAACGGCAAGTAACATGCCTGCAAAAACGGGTAAAGGTGTTAGTGAGATTGCCCTCGGTGCGACAACCAACGTGATGAAGCCGATTGTAAACCTCTATCGGGACATTAAGAAAATGGCCGCTACAAACGTAATTCTTCGCGGTCAGATTGTATTCAGACACAACGAGGAGGTTGCAAAAGACTACTACGACATATTGGGTGAGGCAAACGTAGAGATGATTAAAAATGCATCCAAAGAGTTGTCTCAGTATGGTATAAACCTTGTTCCGCGAATCAATGACCAACTGCGGATGAAGATTGAGCAGGCTGCAATGGATGCGATGGCAACCGACAGAAACGGAGGAGCCGGAATTACCGCATCCGAGTTTGTGCTTACTCAGTCGCTGTTGGATCAGGGGGCAAACCCGAAGCTGATACAGGGTGCGCTTGCCATGTACATTCAGAGACGGGAAAAACAGAAAGAAGAGTCCGCAAAAGCAGCCGCCAAAGAACAATCAGATGGTCTTACACAGATGGAGCTTGTAAAAGCCGAACAGGAGGCGAGAAAAGAAATATTAAAATCTTATCTTAAAATACAGGAGAAAAACGCAGATGCCCAAATTGAAGCCGACAGATTTATGGGTGAGCAGTTTATGGGCGCGTTGGTTCAGCAGGGATTGAGCATTATGATGGGAGAGGCGGCACAACCTCAGCCTCAACCCGGAATGGAGATGGGCGGCATGCCTCCCGAATTGCAGCAGATGATGGGCGGAGTGCCTATTCCTGAGCAGCCTCCGATGGGAGAAATGCCTATGCCCGAAGAAGCTCCGATGTAAAAAAATTTGTTTGATTCGTAAAAACACTTTACATTTGTAAAATAAATGTAAAAAATATGAATAACGAATTGATTTCAGCGTTAATGACGGGTGATACATCCGCGTTTAATA